GACGAACATGGGGTGAGGGATCTTAGCTGGAAGCTGGATATAGCTAAATCTCGTACCGTCTGCTCCGCCGGTCTTACCTAGGTCGAACAGCCCTCCAGGTACTGGCTTCATGTCCTGGTCGAATGTTTTTCCACTATCGATTTCATGTGGAGCGATCTCAGCGACGTCCTTATCCAGCATCGGGCTAAGGCGCGACTTGTTACCACTCTCACGTACATTTACTCCTGCACCTTTGAGTAGTGCTCGGAAATGATCGTTAGCGAAGTTCTTGGCAGGCTGTAGCGGTTCAACACCTTCTCGGATCGATCGCCAGTATTCATCGTTACGCTGCCCTCTAACAAGCTTGGCGTCCTTGATGAACTCAGTCGCACCAGCTGATACGAGGCTATGTAGGCCTAGCAAGCTCAACCGCTTTGCACCGGTTGCACCACCCTTGGCTGGAGCATCGAAACTGTCGTATGCTGCCTGATCACGAGCAGACAGTTTGGACTCCGCAAGGTGATGAGTCTTCATCACATGCATTGTGCCAGTGAATATGTTCTGGAGCTTGCGACCAGTCTCCGGGTCAGTCAGTGTTTCGAGTTCACTAACACCGTGCTTGGCAGCCTCTCCTAGTGCGAACTCTGCAGCGTTGTCGTGTGAGAACGGGGCTACCACGTAGGGCTTCCCGGTCTTCTCTGCGATCTTGCCTAGTAGGCCTTCTACGAGTACTGCTGGGTTGACTCGACTGATAACACCTACTGGGTTCAGAAGCACCTCTAATGGTCGACCCTGCTCGTCGTGGGGCATCTGAGCATCTGGACGAATCTCTGAAATAACGCCCTTATTGCCATAGCGCATTGAAAGTTTGTCGGCTATGGTAGACGGAGTGTACGACTTAACGAATACGGTCATACCTCCCCTGGTCTTCTTGATATCCACTACCTCACCATCTGCGGCGTGTTCCCAGATAACAGCTCGGTCTGTTGCTCCGCTCTTGGCGGTCTTCATGACTGCGCCTACTGCACGGCCATCCTTCTGCCCAATGGCTAGGATAAGCGGGTCGCCAGACTTAACGATAGTGCCTGGCTTGATGATGCCATCAGTACCGAGTTTGGAGTATTGGTCCTTTGTAAACCTAGGTCCATACACAGCTACGTACTTGTCTTTGTCAGCGTTCTTGACCCCATCGCCCTCGAGCTCCATTTGGTAGGCCTGCTCCGACGAAAGCTTTATGGCCGCGGACTCACTAATGACGAACCCGTCCTCATGGGTAGCTCCCTTTGCGGATACGTAGCCTACCCGAAGATTCCGACCGAGAGCAACTTGTCCCTTCGTATCGGTCATATTCGAGTGAGCTAGTAGTTGGCCTGGACTAACAACGTCACCAGGCTTAACCACTGCAGTGTTGTGCAGGAACGTCTTACGGCTGCCTGGGTAATGATTGTAGGTCTCGAAGGTCTTTAACCCTTCCGACGTCTTGACGGTTATCTCATCTGGAGTGACTTTGACGACCTGGCCTGCATGGGTACTCTTAACTGCACCTACGCGTTCACTCATCACGTCATTCAGGGAAGTACCGTCAGGTAGAGCACCTTGTACGAGCGGAGCCTCTGCCCCTCGAATTGGGAGTGCCTGAGAGTTCATTCTCGCGGCCATGGCAAGCCGCTGGCCCTTCATCGCCTGAGGGAACGGCACCATTGCGGTTATGGTACTCATCATATCGCCACCGTGCGGTAGCTCGTAGGCTACCTCATCACGGTGTACGTACTGTACCTTGCCATCCTTAATTCCGCGGATGCGCTTACCCGGTTCAGATAACTCACCGGGTAGAGCTACCACGACTCTTTCCGTTTTACGAGCTGGTACGAACTCCATCTGGCCAGTCTTAACATTGCGCATCTGGGCGTACAATTGACCGTCAGATCCCTTAACAGCGTTTCGCGCTAAACGTAGATCCAGTCCGATCTTAAGACTTTCTGGCGCTCTATTTGGGTCTATCAATCCTAAGTAGCTTGGCTGAATACCTTTAGCGTCACGTGAGACTGCTGAGGTGTCAGAGATGCCGCCATCTCCCATACGAGTCACGCCTTGCCGAAGATCTGCGATCTCTAGCTCGTTCGTCTCTTCTGGGGTAGCTGCTAACCCGGTCCCGTTGAACAGTGACCGTAAGGCCTGACTAAATATCCCACCAGTGGAGTCTAGTTTGCCAGTCTTTGACGACTTCCACAGGAGCTTACGCAGCGTGCCGGTTGGGTCGCGTTTGACCCTATCTGAGAAGAAGTCTTCGGCTGAATGGATCGACTGGAACGCTTGGCTGTCTCTTACGTCACCAGGGGACTCATCACGAGCTACCTTGAGGATCTTCTTTGTAACCCCTAACAGCGCAGCATTGTCCAGATTCTTCAGTCGACTCCCAAGTGTTAGCTCGGTGGTGTCCTCGTCGTACTCATGCTTCCCCAGTAGCTCCTTGAGCAACTGTGGTGCCATGGCGTCGTCTACGACCAGACCATCCTTCCCCAGCTTACCAATGACCTTCTTTATGTCAGACAAGTCATTCTTGCCCGTCTTGCGATAGTTCTTATCGAACAGCTCCTTACCCCAGGCGTCCTGCAATTCTTCGTCCTTGACCCCTAGGGAGCGCAGCAATGGGTATAGCCGGGTAGTCGACTGGCCTACGTTGAGCTTGAACACGCCGGACTCAGGTTCCAACTCGACTCGGTAACCTCTACCGGTACCAGGCTTCACGTTGAAGTGAGCCTCAGTACCACCTGACTTCTGCTGGCGTACATAGACACCAGGACGCAGCCGAGCCTGATTACGCACTACCCAGCTCGTACCGTCCAACATGAACGTTCCGCGGTTCGTCAGGTGTGGGACGTGAGCTAGCGTGGTCTTTTGCTCGTCTATCACCTTCCCGGTTGCCAGCTCGGTCAGGCGTACAGTTCCATGCAGCTTTCGCAGCATGCGTCCGTCAGTAAGCACAGCCTTCTTCTCGTCGGCCTTCGTAGGGTTGTAGTCCTCGTACTGCGCATCTATCACGTCTAACTGATGCGTGGCGTTCTTGATAGGAAACGCAGCTTTAACTGACGACAGCACGTTGTCGTAGATAGCCTTACGCTGACCGGGAATATCGTCGAAGCTCCGGAACGTTACCGGAGGTTGTGGGATATCAGGCATGCTTACTCAGCTGCTTGCTGTGCGGGACTCCCACCAGTAGCAGGCTTCTTGCGTAGCACGGGAACCATAGACGCTTGAGGTGTCTCGACCACGCGGTTGTCTACGAACATGTTCCGTAGAGCCTTAGCCTTCTGAGTGTTCTTGTTACTTTCTTTGGCTCGGTTATAGCCAGCGACAGCCGCAAGCGTAGCAATCGCACCAATCCCAGGGGCTACGTACGTCAGCGGGGTGGATAGCATGTTGGCGGCGCCCGTCACAACGCTATCCATAATACCAGCTTCCTTGAAGTACACCTCTTCTGCGGCTTCCATAGCCGCAGCGATCTTGATGTCCTGTGCTTCTGGTTGGCGAGTCAATAGTCTCTCTACGCGCTGGCGAGCTCGTCCGAGTTGCTTCTTGGCCTCGGCTTTACGCTGTTCGTCGAACTTGCTGTCCAGTAGACGCCATCCGCCATACGCTGCAGCAGTACCTAGTGCACCAAGACCAGCCCCTGCCAGGACGTCGGTTACCGCGGCGGTCTTGACCTTAATGCCCTGTCTGGCTAAGTCAGCTGCCTCTTCCTCTGAAACGTCGACAGGGATCTCAGCTACAGGTGAGATGGTCTTCTTTACCTTAACCGCGCTGGACACGTCTCGGTTGCGGGCCACATCGGCAAGATACTTAGCTAGACGGGCACCTGCACCTAGAGCTGCACCTCCAAGGCCCCACTTGGTTACCGACGCTGGGTCCAGGTTCCACTCAATGGCGTGCTTCTGCATGTTCTAACCTTATGTGCTTAAATGGTCGGTGCAACGTAGCTTAAGTCGGCCCAGCGCATCATGACAACGAAGTTGTCGTCCTTGGCACTCCACTGAGTGTTGTTCTCGCTGAACTTGGACTTGAGGTCGCAGATACGCTGCCAGACGTCGGCCAGAGCCGTGACGTCGTCAGGTACCTTAAGCCGGAACACCCGCACCTTAGCCTCCCAGATCTCCTGGATCTGCTTGTGGTCAGGATCCTTAGGGTCAATAAGAGGCATCTCCGCCGTAACCTCTACGTCGGGCGGTGGGATGTGTCGGACGGTCTTAAGACCTGGGCGTAGTGAAACTTTCATATCCGCAGTGTGTCTGCGCAGACACTATTTCAAGCCCGACGTTTCTTCAAGAGCACGCCGAGTGCCCTGTTACGCTTACCAGCCTCTAGCTTGTCAGCCTGACGTTCAAGCTCCTGCCGCTCGAGCTCCATCTTTACCATGCTGACATCGGTATCGTCGGGTGCATCACCGGCTGCTAAGCCAGCACCAGCTCCCATAGCTCCCTGCGTCATGACGTTGTACCCAGCCCGCATGGGACTCAGGAACGTGTCTGGCGTAAGTGGAAACATGACAGGGATCATTGCGGCTTCCTTGGTCAGCCCCTCGTCGGTGGCGAATACCCCAAGGTCGGCACATGCCTTTAAGAAGCCGAGACGGAACGCATTGCGGTCGTCCTCGCTGGCGCCTTTGATGAGTCCGGTATTGATCATAGTGCCTAGCCCCATGCCGATAGTGCGCATCTTGCTGAGTGTGTCGTCGTCTACGGACAGGAACTTACCTAGTAGATTCGAGATGCCATACCCCAAGCCAGCCCCAATAGCCCCGCGAATCACATCCCCGTAGGTAATGTGTGGGACTTCTGGGGCGCTCTGAGTGGCGTACTGCAGGGCAGCCAGCGACTGCACCTTGCCGTACTCACTTAACGTAGAGTCCTGCAAGATCCTGGCGCGTGCCTCGTTAAGAAGGATCTGGTCGGGCATGTTACTGGGCCGCTACTGCGGGCATATCGACTTTAGGGGCGTACGCAGCGGCTGCCTGGGATGGACCGACAAGATCGTTCAGTGCGGTTTGACCGCCCTGATCAATCTGGCTATTGGCATACTCTGACGCAGCACTAGACACAGCTCCCATGCTGAAGAAGAAGCTCTTCAGCTTGGCGTCAGCCGCGTCGGTAGACGGAGACTTCAGCCAAGCGTCCTGCGCTGAGATCGCCGCGTCCTGTTCTGCCTTAGGCATCTTGGAGATTGCTAGGCTGTTCTTCGCCCACGCCTGCTGCATCGGTACATCTTGTAGCTCCTGCCACTTATTGTAGAGCCCTTTACCACCCCAAGCAGCAGCTAGTCCGCCAAGGATGAGCCCGGTCTTACCGCCGAATAGCATCATGAGCAGTCCTGCAGGGACCAATAGTGCCTGCGGGTTCTGTTCGATGAACCCCATTAGACCTAGGTTCTTACTGGATTCCATCACAGACTTGTTGCCTGACTTGATGGCTTCCGTGGTTTCCTTGACCTTCGCAACGATGTCCTGTTGCGTGGAGGCTAGGATAGCCTTGTCGTCAAGGCCTCCTAGAGCAGAAGGCCACTTGCTACCTACGTAGGTAAGCGGGCCTTGCTTGGCAGCCTCTACCAGCGCCTGATCTCGCGACTTAGTGAAGGCACTATCAGCGGCAGCTTGCTGTACTGGAGTCAATTCCACTTCGGTGGAGATGTTGTTAGCTTTCCGATAATCCACGACCGACTGCGCCTTCATGTCTGCAACTATAGACCGGAACTGCTCGGGGTCGTTCCGCGCGGCAGCCAACTGCTCTCCCATAGTCATTAACTTATCTGCGGGTACTGGAGCTGTCACTGGAGCTGCCGTAGGGCTGGAAGTCGGAGGTACCACTGGTTGGACAGCTGGCGCCACCGGGTTAGCTACATCAGCGGTTGGGCTTGAAGTGGGCTGCTTCCCGTCCGAGGTAAGCTCGTTGGCCACACTGCCAACCCCCGCGGCACCGCCAGCTATAACGGTCGACTTACCTGGGTTTTGTAGTATGTTCGCAACCGCACGCTGTGCCTGGAACTTGGCGAGATCCTTTAACGGAACAGGATCGGCCTTTAGTCGAGGAGCTGCCGCTGGAGCTTTGGGTACTGAGATAGCTTTGCCCGCATACGTCGAGTCAGGGGCTGCTGGGTAATGTGCGGATGGTGGAAGTGGAACGTCCGCCCCACGTCCTGCAGTGGTGTTACCTACGTTAATAGCCGGGTCGACTACTGCCTTCGGGCTAACGGGAATCTCTTCAGGTAGCGTCGATGGGGCGGGGGCACGTGACCGCATTTCAGGAAGTTGCTTTAGCGCCCCTTCTGACTGAAGAACCGCTTTCGATGAGCCAGGAGGCAGCAACGCCGGGATCTTACCAATAGGAGCTATCGCGTTACCTAATGTAGTGGCTAACCCTGCCAGCTTGGTAACTACTCGAGTAGCTACGGCGCTGGCGCGAGCTAGCTTCACTGCGCGGGTTACATGAATAGCAATAAGGTTATTTTGCACTGCGAGTGTTCCTGGTGTATGCCGAGTTATCGATACCGTAGCCGGATGGTGCCTCCAGCTGTTGCGTGCGCAATAGCTGTTCCAAGTACGGCCCGAACTTAGGGTCTTCCATCATGTCAGACAAGTTACTGCGTCCGAGCTGGTTGGATAGCGTGGCGACGTTCGCCCCGTAGCTATCTCCTGGCTTAGCTGACTCCTGCTTACCGGGATACATCGGCCTGCCCAGCCGAAGGGACTCAGCGTAATGCATCTGGTCCCGCTGAGCTGCTCTGGTGGCAATCTCAGCCACATACTCGGGCGGAGCGCCTGCTAACTGCTTAGTGAAATACTGCTTGTACTTCTCAAACTCTCCGCGCTGGCGTTCCTCTGCTTGTACAGTGCGTGCCTTGGCTACGTCACCTTCTCGGACGGTCCCGTCATAGTCGAATGCGCGAGCACCTCCCATGACCGCCTGACCACCATCGCCTGCAATTAGTCCGCCTGCGAGGTTCCCTAGCCCGGACAGTGTGCTAACCGCCCTACTCTGGTTTCCGGATGCCTGTGCCTGAACGTTATTCAGGTTGTCGAGTTCTTTACGGCCTGCGTCAGTATACGCCAATCTCAGAGCGTCTACCCCGGCCATACCCGCGTTTGCAACTAGTGCAGCAGGGGCACCTGCGCGTGCGTAGGAAAGGAACTTACGGGCACCGCCTACTGCCTTTCCGGCGGCTGCAGCTGCTGCGAGTGTCTTCTGCGTCTGGAGTGCAGCTGGTATGGCCTTGGCCAGTCCAGCACCCTGCGCAGCTAGATTCCCACCTGACAAAGCCAACTGCTCTTTGCCAGAATAGTCGCGCTCCGTCACTGGAGCGTTGTTCTTATCGACAACTGGGTTGCCGCTCTCGTCTAGCTTTTGATGACTGGCCGCGTGATACTGGTAAGCCTTCGCTAGCGGCATTACCGCGCTAGAGAGTACGGGGGCCGTACCTGATGAAACCGCGGTGGACATAAGCTGAGGTATAGCAGCAGCTTGCGTGTAGTTCTCGGCCTTACGCGCAGCAGCTTGTATGTCGGCAGGCCTCTCAGCGTTTCCAACGTAACTACCCCCACCAAATACAGCCGCCAATGGTGATGCGACGTTGGCCAGTGCCCCTAGTCTACCGGGGATCATACTCAGTGGTAAGTCGGCCAGCCCTGCAACTCCGTTTATTTGAGATGCACGCGCGCCGGATGCAGCCGACAACCCGGTGACCGCATTATTGTACTCATTGGTATTGCTAACGTTGCTAGTATCTTGTAGTGGGGCGCCCTGCCCTATATTGAACCGAGATGGCTGTGCTGTTGGTTGAGTCGCTACTTGCGGTGCGGCCGGTTGGACTGCCGGGCGCGAAACTACAGGTTTCGCTACTGCCGGTGCAGTCCAATTGGGCTGCTTACGCTGCTCAGCTGGCTGCAGTGCAACAGGTGGTTTCCAAGTTGAGTCAGCTGCCAACTTAGTCTTGGCAGCTTGCTTCAACTTCTCGAACTCTTCTTTGTTCTTAATATGAGCGGACAGCAAGCCAAAGTGACGCCCTAATGCCCCTTTTGGGGACATTGCGCGTGTCACAAGAGATGCTGACCGCTCAACTTTCACGATACTTCGCCGTCGTCGTTGTTCAGTAGCTTATAGAGGGCGTAGGCACCTAGCCCTGCTGCACCGACTCCACCTGCAACCTGCAGTGGGCTCCAGCCTTTGGTAACGCCGTCTGCTGCAGGGGTATTGGCCTTGTCCCACATACCAGGTTCCTCTTTAGGGGCGTCAGCTCCAGCGCCACCTGGTCCATAGACTTTCTTAGCGCCAAAATGGGCACCTACTGCGGCAACAGGTGCAGCAGTGGCTGCTAGGTTGGTTTTCCAGGGGTTACGTCCAGCTACACCTGCTACCGATTCAACTAGGCCTGCTGGCTTAGTGACCGTACTATTCGGACCCTGTCGACCAGCAGTTAGCTTAGCTTCCAACTTACGAGCTAAACCGGAGGGAAGTACGTGCTTCTCGATGGCTTTGCCAACACTAGCCAAGCCAGCGGTCTTCGACTGCTTTTTGTCAGATAGTAACTTGTAGAGCGCGTAGGCACCAACTCCAGCACCCACCCCAGCCGCGCCAAGCTGCCAGTTGTTCATGCCGAGAGTGTCGCCGGAATTACCCCAAGCCTTGGCCTTGTCCCACATACCTAGCTCCTGCGGCTTGGGTTTAACACCCCATGTCGGGGTCGGGGCGTTGGCAGGGTCAGTGACCTCGTTTATAAACGTTTCGGCGGGAGCCTGCTTCGGGGTGAAGCCTGGGGCCATGACGCCGACAGAGTCGCCCGCTCTGGCTGTCTCCTGTCTGGAGATGTCAGCCTGTCTGGCATCTACAGCCGCCTGAGCTTCTGGCTTCGGTTTTCCGGCGAACATCGGCTGATCGTATAGCCCCATTCGGCCAGCACTTGCCGGGGTCGAAGCGCCCGCCATACTTGCAAGTACATCGTGTTCTTGCTGACCCTTTCGATCCTCGGGCATAATAGTTTGAGCCATTGGATCGGCAGCGAGTTTCTTGAACATGGAGATCGACATGGTGGGTTCTCTTTGTAGGAGCTTATGGGGAGGTTAGGCTTGTGCCACTAGGGCAGGTTTGTCGGATTCGTGAGGGTAGCACGTGCTTAACCCCCGCCAGCTGGTGGCTGCTGCAGTAGTTGCTGTTGACCTTGGCTAGCAGCAGAACGACGTAGCTTCTCCATCGCACTCGTTACAAGCGAATGAAGATCTTTGTTGTTCTCACGGATGCCGCGGAGCTGCTGCTTACGCTCGTACTCAGGCATAGACACAAGCTGCTGAGCCATCTGGTCAGCTTGCTGCGACATGCCGGTAAGGGTATTGGACGACTGTCCGCCGGTCAGGTCAGACCCTGACGAAGGCACCCCACCCATTGGTGTACCTGGGGGTGGAGGACCGCCTTGAGCAGCCTGCTGTTGCTGCTGCATCTGGTTAGCCATGGACGACGGGGTCGGGTTACCCGACATAGCTGCAGTAGCCCCCATCTCTTGTTTCGACTGGTTCTTTTCCTCGTACTCAGCCTGGATCTTGCCGACATAATCCTGGTGCTTGAACACCTTGCGGACTTCGTCACGAGCATCCACGCCGTACACTTCCAGTGCAGTCTGGGGACTGATCTGGTTAGCGGCCATCAGCTGAGTCAGGACCTGCTTACGGGTCATGTCATCGGCGATGGTGGTGCGCTGTAGGACGATCTTCGTTGGCTTGAGGTTGTAGTTCTTGACGAGCTTATCCTTAACCCAGTCAAGGACTCTCCCGTACATAGACGGGATAATCTGCCATGACGCCTCGAACAGTCGCAGCGCCATTGGGGCAGCTTGCACCTGCAGCGACATCTGGTGGTACTCTAGTGGAACACCCAATCCGTTGAGGAACTCCTGCTGACGGAACTTCAACTTATCAGGCGGCACGAGAGTAGCACCCTCACCACCCATGAACTGGTAGGCCAGCGGATACGGTGACGTATGGTAGCGCGTCGGGTCAAGGCGATGCTGGTTCACCATGCTCTGGACTCGACCAGCGAACCCTTCTAGCGCATGGGCCTGCATCGGGTCAATACCACCGGCGTTCTGCGCCGGACTGATGATGCGCATTCCAAGGGTGTAGTCGAGTGCTACTGCCTGGTCAGCTTTGTTCGTTACCTGGTTCAGCCAAGCAGTACGGAAGCTGGAGATCGTACGGGGAATGCCCCATCCACGACTCTTGATACCGGCTAGCACGTTCTCAGCCAAGTGGAGCATCTCGCCTTCGTCGAAGCGTACGCTCGCATTGCGAGCCACAGCCTCTAGCACCTCCATCGGAGTCGTCTCGATGAAGATAGGCGCACCTGACTGGTAGTCTCTGCGATCGTCACCATCGATCTTCCACCAGAACTCCTTCTTGCGCGAGATACGGTTGTACGCCATCTCGATTTCAAAGGGGCTGTAGAACACGAGCTTAACGCGGGATAGGTCAGGATCCTTGAGATCCAGGCACTCGAAGTTGCCACCGTCACCGCAATTCAAGCAGTTCTCTTTGCGCTTCCAGCGCACGTACGGCTCAACGGAGGTCAGTTCCAGCTTGTAGCCGATCCGACCAATCTGATGCATGCTGCCACACTTAGAACACTTCAGGAACCTACGGAACGGTAGGTACACCGACATGAACACGTTGCCATAGCCTAGGAAGTTCTCGGCAGCGTTGCTTAGCTCAGTACGGTAGCCAAAGTGGTTTGTGAAGAAATCCCGTAGTTCTGATTCTTCGTCAGGGTCTAGCTCGGGGAAATTGACGTCGGTAATGAAGTGCTGCCCGACTCTGGTAAGCGCCTGACGGAAGGTATCGTTCGACTGCCACAGATACTGAGCCCACCACAAGATAGTATTGTGGTCGTTCGGCATCGCCGAAGTTGCGTAATCTAGCCAGGGAAGCTCCGCTATTTTGTGAGGCTGGCTGCCTGATGCCGTTA